ATCTGTGTAATTACAAACTACAGGTACTTCTTCAATCCAAGAATTTTCTGGATATTTGTCATTTTTTTGTAGAAGTTCTTGTGCGTGACTTTTCCTGCTATCATATATAATAGCAAATAATAAAAAAAATAATGAAAGTATTACTTTATTCATCTAACAGCCTTTTTAATTTGAATTAATAAACTGCCGAAGATGTAGGACTCTGTATTGTAAAATAAGAATATCTGAAAGTCGCAGTATTAGTTGTATATGTCACATCGGTATTTTTAGAGTCGAATATCATCGACGACAGCCCAGTTGGAAACATATCTTTAAACGTAATTATTTTACTAATTGCGTTATTATTATTTAGTATTAATAACGTACCATCAGAATAATTTTTTGTTAATTCAGTTAAAAGTTCTCGTTGTGCTAATGTATCTGACGTTTCAAAATTTAAATATTGTTCATAGTTTCTTGGTCTACCAAGAGCAACCATCCAACGATATAATGTGAGATAATTTACCATATCTTCATCTACTATAAATTCTAAATTAATAACCCCAAAAGTTAATTTTTCTCCAGGAATATATGCGTTAGATAATGGTGTTGATTGCTCGACTTCACCTAATGTAAGGTCAGGAATATTTACAGATTGAACAAAATAATTTACATTTGGAATACGTGCAAATGAAAAAGAAAACCCATTCGGATTAAGTGGATTTATATTATTTGGTTTATTTGAAGTTTTAAGAGCCATAGTATAATTTATTTAGTTTAAACAAAAAGGGGGAACCCGAAGATCCCCCCTTTAAAATTATATAGTAAACAGCTTTCGCAAATTACATTAAATTTGTCACTGCTACTTTTCTGTAGTAGAAGTTTGTATTTGCTGTAAGGTTGCCAGCGAATGGATTCGCTACCATACCATAACGTGTTTTAAACGCTATTTTTGGTTGGAAAGTTGAAGGGTCTACCGCACGCACTAATTGTAGTGGTACGTATGGACAATAGAACAATCCAGCATCGAAAGCAGATGAACCTTTATATCCTACTAATAGCAACTGAGCTGCTTGGTTGTTAGCAGAAAATGGATCAACAAATACTTTATAACGACCATTTAGAATGCCCGCGAAAGTAGTTGATGCTTCATCTACGTTTAGATTAGTTGACAATGCTGGTGAATAGTCTAATGCACCTGACATTGCTAATGCACTTGCTACATCGCTAGAAGCGATAATAAAATTACCTTTTCCTCTACGAGTTTCTTGTGCTATTCTGTTTGCTTCTCTTTCAACTTGGAATAATAATCCTTTGAATTTCTCAACTGACCATCTTCCATTTGAATCTACATCAAGATCAAAAGTACCTGCTGTTGCAGTTCCTACTTGAGCACCTGTTCTAGCCGCAATATAGATTGTACGAATCACTTCTCTATTAATTTCCGCAAGGATTTCAGTAGATAAAATGTTTGACAATTCTGATTCAGCATCTAAACCATGTACTGATTTTAGATCTTGTGCTAATTCAACTGTGTACTCAGCTTTTAAAGCACGAGTTTTCGCAGTCACTGAAGTTTTCTCGATTGAAAACGCCATTTGATTGAACGTATTTGAATCGCCTAATCCTTCAGCTTCTGTTGTAGTCATACCAGTCGCAACTGTATATGCACCACTCACTGGGTTTGTACCAGATTGTGAACCAGCTGGATCACCTGCTTTTGTTGTATCAGCTTCGTTGAATAAAGCTTCTGTTCCACCTTGTGTTGTATATCTGCTCTTCATTGCAAATATCAACCCAGTTGGTTGTGTCATAGGCTGTACTCCGCAAATATCATAAGCGATCATTTGTGGAATTGCTCTACGTACTAATGAGATCAATACTGGATCAAATTTAGCCACTCCGTTTGAATCTGGCATCGCTGCCGCTTGGTTCGCATGAGTTGCTTCAAAAAGTGCTTGCTTTTCTTCATTAATAGAACGTTCTTGGTTCTCTAATAGAACAGCTGTCACTTCTTTTCGGTAAGCATCTTTAATAGGTGCTACACCTGCGTGATCTAATACTGGAGCCCATTTTTTTAATAGATCTTGTCTATTTGACATGTGTTTTCTCCGTTATTATTTTTGTTTAAATTTGTTTCTTTGAGCGAGTTAATAAGTCTGCATATGCAGCTATTTTTACGTCAGTTATTTTAGCTGACTCGTTTATAACGATTGGCTCATCAGTCACTATTGTATCTACTACTTTTTTAGTAGAATTTTGAGTTGCAGACAATGCTGAGAAATAATTATCTCTTATTGTCTGTACTTTTTTCTCAAAAGACGCATCATCTTCAAACGTTAGCTCTTCAGCTAATGCTTTAAGTTTTTCTGCATCTGTTGACACTAGATCTTTTGAAGCTGTTGATATGATTTCATTTTTACGTAAATCACTAAATGCCTTTGTAATTTTAGCATTTTCAATCGTTGCTTCATCAAGTTTTTTCTTGGTAGTATTAAGCTGATCTTGTAGGTCAGTTAGTACATCAAATCTTTCATTTGGTACTTCAATGTAATGGTCTTCGAATAAATTTCTTAAACCATTAACAAACTCTTCCATAATTTCATTCTTAATACCTGATTCAAGAGCTATTTCATTTTGTAAGATCCACTGCTCAACTACATAGCTGAGATATCCATCAACTTTTTCAATTAGGCTCTCTTTGATAGTTGCCATACTTTTCGCATTATCAACTTTCAAATCATTTGAAATACGTGCAATCTCATCTTTTACTCTATTGATTACTACGTTTTCGAATATTATTTTTGCTTTTGCTTTGAACTCTTCAGAAAGGGTTTCTCCTTTTAGTAAAGCTGCAACGTCTTCAGATACATCTACCTTAACTTCGTTCATCTTTACTTCATCTGGGTTTTTAGCATTTTTATCTTTAATTTTTTCATCATCTTCTTCTTCAGACTCAGACTTCATTTCTTCTTTATCATCATCTTCTTCATCATCTTCTTCACCATTTTCTTTAATTTCTGAATCTTTTTTATCTTCAGTATCTTTTTTCTTATCTTCGTCTTCTTTATCTTCAGATTCTGATTTTACTTCAGCTTTTTCTTTTTCAGCTTTTGCCTTTTCTTCAGCTTCTCTTTTAGCTTTCTCTTCTTCAGTTTCTTCTTTAACAGCATCTTTCTTTTCTTCTTTATCCTTAATTGCTTTTTGCAATGCAGGTGGTAAAGTTTTTTGTTTATCTGTTAATTCTTGTTCTTTAACTTCGTCAGCTTTTTCTTTTTCAGCTTTGGCTTTAGCTTCGTCTTCAGCTTTTTTCTTTTGGTCGTCAGTCATTTCTGTTTCTTTTACCATTTCTTTTTCTTTGTCATCTTCTTTTTTCTTATCATCTGCGTTAGGAGTCGCTTCTGATTCAGTTTTAGTAGATGCTTGTGCCTTTGCTTTTTCTTCTTCTTCTCTTTTTTTCTTTTCTTCTTCAGTTTCTTCTTTCTTAAGAATACCTTTAGCAATTTCGTGTGCTTTTTTAATTGTTTCTTTTTCTAAAGGTGGTTCGTCACCTGTAATTTCTTTTGCTTTTGCCATACCAATAGCATAAGCACTTCCTTCTTTATCTTGTTCAGATATAAGGACTTTTGCTTTCTTCGCTTCAGCTAATAGCTTTGCGATAGTTTCTTCAATCTTCATTTATATTCTCCTAATTTAAATGTACGCAGAATGGGGTTTCCATTCACTATTTAGTTATTTTAACTTTTTAAGAAAGTTAGTGAACTGTATTATTTGAGCCTCAGCAAGTGCTAATCTGTTAGTGCTTGCTATCTCTTTTCTTACTTGCTCTATATCTTTCTCAATAAATTTACCATCAACGAATACCCACTCTTTTCCTTCCATAACACCACGTACAAAAGCATCTGGTGCTGATGGATCAGCAACTATATCACCTGCTGTTGCAAGCATAAAGTCATTTTGTACTAGTTGAGTTCCGTCATTTTTTGCTCTTAACGATCCCATCCCTCTAGATGAAACACCTAAGTTAGCACCCTCGTCAATTAAGCTCTTAACGATTTTACCATAAGGTGTATCCATTATTTTTGCTTTTCCGACATAATTGTTGCCTTCAAGCTTCAATTCTTTTATCATGTGCGACACTCTATCTAAATTGATAGTGGGAGAATCAGGATGACCTAATTCACCATATGCACGATTCTTTTCAATATTTTCTTTTGTATATCTTTCAACTTCTTTTTTCATTACTTCCATAGGATATACTCTACCATTACGATTTTTAATTTCACCTTGTAAAAATACTCCTTCAATAAAATAATTTTTTCCTTCTCCAGCTTTTGGAGTTTCAACTAAGTATTTTACTGATTCTGTAAATTCTCTTATAAGTTTCATTTAATTAACTACCTCTAGCAGCAGGATTATCATATGAACCAAATATTTCAGGTTCTAGTTTACTTTCAAATCCTGAATTTTTACGTAATACTACATAAACATAAATTTCGCCAGTCGCAGAAATAGTAAGATCAGAAGTGTTTTCCACACCATCTACGAATCCTGAAAATACAAATTGGTCTGCATCTGAACCTTGCGCAGCAAATATTTTTACAGAATTTCTTTCTAAATAAAAAGAACTTCCTGCTAAACCAGCCCAGTGTATTTCAACTATATTAACTTTTACTGTTCCTTCAATTACTTCAGTGCCAAGTTTGGCGTCAACATCTAAATCAAAAGTTGAAGTTTGATTATTTCCTGAGTCATTTGTAAACTTAACAACAACCTCGTGTTTAGCTTTCTTTAATATAGTCTTAGTGACTGCCATTAGTAATACTCCTAATTAGTTTCTTTAATTTCAACTTTATCTTTAAACAATGTAGTAGAAATTTCTTTTTTTAAATTATCAAGTCTTGCTGATACTTTGTCAGCCATTACTGTTGAAAAGGATGAATTAATTGCTTCAGCATTTCCTATTTCAATATTGTCAATTAAGTCTTTAATTTTGTTTTTTATATCCATAAATTATTCCTTTTTAGTTTCATCCTCAAGAGGCTCTTCAAAATTACTTTCTTTTTCTGCTTCTATTGCTTCATCATCTGTTTCAGCAGTTTGAGCAATTTTTAAATCTTGTAATTTGCCTTGTTCACCAGCAATCTCTTTATCGTTTTTCGCAATATCATCTTCTGTTTGTCTCAAAATATTTTTGCGTACCCAATTAATACTATAATATTTTCCAATATATTGTTCAACAGAATTTAACATATTAATTCTTTGAGACAATATTTCATTTTCTTTTAATTCAGTAAAGAAATTATCTCTTAAAAAATCAAAACGAATATCCTGAGAAAATTGTTCCCACTCTTGATCTTTAATAATTCCTTTAAGGATTAATTGTATTCTTAAAATACTATAAAAAATTGAACTAAATTTACGTCTTAATCTATCAATAAACTTTTGAAAATTTAATTCATCACGACTTATTTCACTTGCTCTTCCTAAATTAAAACCTGTTTCACTTAATAAACGTGTTACAGGAACATTTAAAGATTGATATAATTTCTTTTGAAAATATTGTACATCAGCTATTTCACCTAAATTTTGTCCACCTTGAAGTGTAGTAATTTCAGTTCCTTTACCACCTTCTCTTCTTGGCATCCAAAAATCTTCAAGCATTGACATATGTTTACGATCATCTCGTACTTCACCTGTCGAAGCATCATATACAACTTTATTTCTAAACTTATTCATGATGTCGTTTACATACTGCTCTGCCTTTATCTTAGGTAGATTACCAACATCAATATAAAATATTCTACGTTCAGGAGCTCTTGATAAACGATAAATGACTATACTGTCTTCTACCATTTTTAATTGATTTACTGGTTTTATCGCTTTATGTAAATGCGATAATATCATACCAGAATTTAAATCACTTAATCCTGATGGTGCAAATACAATTGAATCTAAAGATAATTTAATTCCTGTTGCTAAACTATCTGTAATTCCTTTGTCATTATAAATGTAGTATTCTTCTATATCTTTTACTACTTCAACACCCTTATCATTTCTTTCTTTTTTATAATTTTTAATCTTACGTATTTTACGTGGATCTATAAATCTTAATTCAGCTATTCCATTTTTAGTATTTTTTGGATCGATAACTATATGATAGTATAATCTTCCATCAACATACCATGTACGAAATATATCATGTCCACGAATGTCAAAGTCTAATAATTTATAAACTTCTTCGAACTCTTTTCTTATAGCGTCTTTAATTTTATCTGATGCTTTTAAATCATCTAAAACAACATCAACAGATAAACGTTGATTATCTAATACAATTGATTCATTTACAATATCTTCAATCGCATTATCAGCATCTGGGTAATAAGAAATTTCACGATATCTTTTTATTAAATCGTTTTCACCCTTAATACTCGCATCTAAATCAAGTGTTAATCCATAATAAGCTGATGCATCTGCAACTAACGTTGAACCATCTAAATTAGATGGTGTGACAATCGAACTAATTTCTTTTTTCGGTTGTTTCCGTTTAATCTCAAATCCAAATATTTCTGCCATAATCTATTTCCGAGTTCTTAAGAACTCTGTTATTATATTCTAATTGGGAATGAACCAATTGGTGTATCAATTGAAATATTCACTCCTATGCCGTCACGAGAAGCTGTATCACTATCAAAGTAATTGTATTGAAATTCAACATCAAACGTTTCAACAGCATTTGCTGTATCATAGTCTAATTGAACTACACCAATAGAAATTGGGTAAGCATCAACAAAACGATATGATTTAACAATCGCACCTGAACGATCTAATTGTCTTACTACTAAATCCGTTTGATAATCTCTTGGATTTACACGACCATTAGTTGTTTGATAATTTTGAATACCATTTGACCAACGTTCCATCGCATTTCTTATATTAAAGTTTGTATCATTATAAATTGTGACAGTCCATGGAGCAAATGTTCTTTCGCCTGCAAAATTAACCGCACGACCACGATATTGAACTGGAATGTTCTCTATTGTACTCGCTGGTAATTGTGCTGCTTTACATAAAAATTGTGCTTGTGCACTTGCCAAAATCCCTGCAACTACGTAGCTAGGGAAAATTAATTCAACACGAAATTGATTGGGACGTGCTCCGCCACCAGTCATTTGTGCTTTAAAATCTGCTATATCAGCCATTTAAGTTTTCTCCTTTAATTGTTAGCCACCGATTTCACTAAAATTAACACTTGATCTTGCTGCTACAAATGTTAAATTAATAAAGTTGATTGAGCGATTTGGTTTAATGAAAATGCTAGC